ATGGGTGGAGTAGAGAGGCGCTTCTTGTGCATAGACCTTAGTCAGACGTTCATCCAAGATAGGTTGTAACTGCATGAATGACTCAATGATATCGGGTGTATAACCTTCTTTATAATCGGGGTCATTGTCCACATACTTTTCACAGATTTCGTGAACACGTGTACCACGACCAGAGGCACGGGTAGAGACACGGTTTGCCTCCTCCTCACCCACACGTTTACGCCACTTCGCAATAGAATCACGAGACAGAATAGACAGTACTGTTGTAATAGATGGTAGGTCAATCCCGTCTGGTGTCCTGTATTTACGACCAGTTTCGGTTGTGACTGCATCCATTTCAGTCAGTTCTATGTTCTCATGTTCAAACATTCAATGCTCCAATAAGGTTGCGAATCAATAATAATAGACCAACACTGTTCACAACAATCAATGCACGGTCTTTCCATAATATACTTACCCATAACCATAGAGTAACACCTGCCGCAGAAATTGTCAAGTCCCACAACTGAAATCCTTCAAGTCCTCGAATAGACATTCCAGCAAGTATCAAGACGGACGCTACCCACTTTATGTACCAACTAAGGTCTTGTTTAGGTGTAGCTGACTTCTGCCAACGATTACTGTTTTCAATTTCTTCGAGTGTCGGTACTTCTTTAACCACGTCTGAACTCCAATTCTTTCCTCGCATAAGCGGCCGCTGACTCAAGCGCTAAGACAAAATCTTCGGCCCTCTCGTCAATCGTCCCATCGGGGAATCGATGTGCATCAAGTTCCTTATCAATCAAATCTTTATACAATTCTGTTATTTCCACGACAGGCTCATCACAGTTTCCGATAAAGGTTGTCACTTCTACACCCTTCTCGGTGAACCAAGCACTACTATCAATTTCAATTTTCATTTTCATTTCGCATTTTCTCCATACGTCTTACAGAAGAGACCCACTGTTCATAGGTCATTGGTTTACGTGCCTCGCCACAAGCGAGTTTACGTTTCTTAAATTCCGCCTTCAGAATTTTCTTTTCTTTCGCACCCATGAATGCACCAACCAGACTCAGGACGCATTGACGGAACGAACGTCCGTGATGCATGTGTCCGAGACAGTGTGCAAGTTCATGTAACAGTACATACTTATTCATTCCAGTAACAGGACAAAGTGTAACGGTAGTACCGTTGGTGTATCCCGCCATGGTTTTACTCTTACGTGACATACCAACTACTTGAGGTTGTCCGTTAAAGATTTTACCAACATCATTCTCAATAGATTTCTGCCACAATTTAATCCACGTTTTACTCTTGTAGAGTTTCTTTGCAAAGTTCTGCGCTTCTTTAAGGTCTTTGAAGTCAGGAATCTCTGCACTAGATTGGAATGACCACTCCGCTTTATAGGTCTTGGTCTTCTCAGTATCACGAGAATACTTTGCACCACGATTCTGTTTTGCTTCGTGTTTCAACAGATAGGTTTGGTAACGCAATTTCCACTGTTCCATTATATAATCACCTCTCTCTTCTCATTCTCAATACAAGTATTATATCACACAAAACAACAATCGGCAACCCCTAAATTACACCATCTTCTCAAACGGGAAACAATCAAGGAACAATTCACGTTCGAGACGGTAGGCTTCTTTTTCCCAAGGTTGGTTAGTGTAAGCGTAGTTGTCAGCATTGCGACCCTTCCACTTCCACACACCTTCAGCACTCAATTGACCACGAAGGAACTGACGAGCATGTACCATCTCGTGGGCCAGTGCTTGCATCTGTTGAAGAAAGGTTTGGTCGAACTTACCTATCTGAATGTAGGCGTAATCTTTATCACCCTCACAAAGTCCCTGAGCATAGTCAGGTAGTTCAGACTTGAACTTGACGGTGATATGTTTGGCGGTGAATCGGTGAATCTTCAAAGCTTGCATAAGACGGATAACGTACTCCGCAACGATTTCTGGTTTAGCGTGACGACCTTCAATACTATACATATTAGTACCCCATCAAGTAATAAGCGGTGTGCATATAGTGTTTACCCAAATACACAGTTCGTGAGTAAAGTCTTGGATTAGATGCGCCACCCAGAGCGCAATATCCTTTGTATGTTATCTGCATAATAAACTCTCTCTCAACTCGACTTTACATATACATTATAGTCTATTGGGCAAGGTTTGTCAACTTATTTCGAAAATAAGATTCCTATAAAAAACAATGACTTACAGAATATTTGGAATTATTTTCAATCTCATCGATGAAATCTGTGGGTATTTTGCGGTCAACCACGATAATTCCGATACATTTATCAGGTGACCTTTTCCTAAACTGTCGAGATAGTCGGTGTTTACCAGCAAGGATGTCTAGTCCACATGGGATATTAACTCCATACTTCTCATGTAGGTGAAATGGATATGGGACATCTGGAGAGTCGGGTTGTAGTACCACCTTCTGAACTTCACCATATGAGTCTCCGATTATCTCAGGTTTCCCATGCATTGCTTCCAACCATTCATCCCCAGTAATAAAGTAAGGCAGACTATTGGATTGTTCGGGTCGAGAGTTTATCTCACAGAAGTACCACTCACCATCTTTGATAAGTCCAGTAATCTGACCAAGATAATCACCGCCCAGTGTCGCTACCCAGTCTAGAATGACCTTTGCATTATCCAGAGTGATTTCAAGATTTTTACCAGACAATTTCTTATATCCTGCAAAACGAGTCCAGTGAGTAAAGTTACCAGCTATTTTTGCATCATCCTCACCCATCACCTGTTGATGATGGTAGATAGACCACTTACCACCAGAGACAACAAACTCAACATTGGTCTCAATGTTATCAGAGATATACTCTTCAATATAATAATCGAATGCTGGGTCTACGTCTAATAATCTTCCTACCCAATCGACATGGTTTTGATTGAGAACAATTGACGCACTATCGTTATTTCCAGATGTCTGTATTGGTTTGACTACACAAGGGGCAGTTACCTTATCCAGTAACTTCGGAAGTTTAACTCCAAGTTCATCGATATGTTGTCTTGTCCACCACTTACGACATTCTAACCATGCGGACTCTTCGCTAAGTCCAATATAGTCTAGGTCACGTTTCCATTCATTTGGTACAATAAACTTAGGCCATGAATTGATAATGGTGTCAATCCTATTATCCTTCACGAATCTACGTGCAACACTCTCACGTTCAGTAACCCCCAAGTCATCTAATAGTGTTATTCCCAAAGATTTATAGTAAGCGGTTGGTGCTCGATGAGGGGCTTTCCCCGAAGTATTGGTTACAAAAACTTCGTGGCCAGCCTCTGCCAGTATCCTTAGATTGTGGAAATTGCATAGACCGTAATCTACGCATAGAATCCTACGTTTCATTAGACGATAAGTCCACTCGTGTTTTTAATATATGCTTTACGCAAATCATCATTAACAGGCGTTACAAAACACACACTAGACTTATATATGTCAACGGTACGGACATCAGCCTCACCAGTAACACAGATACCATGTGCAAATCCCAGACCTTCTTGGGTACTTACTACCATTCGAGGGTCGGTAATTGTTACCGTAGTGTCATCTTCTTTGGAATATTTACCAACATATTCACCACTGTTGCACATAACGGCAACTACATCATTCAATTTCATTTTTTTCTCCATTTTTAATTATCATTGTATTGCTTCTTCAAGTGCCGCAATATACTTTTTCATATCTGCGATTTCCACTTTAAGTTCGTCAATATATTCTATTACCGTTTCACGGTCACAAAGAGTTTCGCAACAAATCGAAATCTGTTGCTCTGCTCTTACAGCTAAACTTTTCTCACCACGTTTCACTATAAAACGTACTCCTATATATCAATCAATTAAGCAGCCGCTAATGCGACTGCCCTTTCCACTGCTTTGATTTTTCTGGTCTGGTTAGCACCGAACCATGCGGAAGTCAATCTTGAGTCCGCTTCCCTACCCATCTGGTGGTCAGTCAAGTAGGTCACACTGTTAAGTGCTTGCCACCATGAACCCTTTCCGAACTCAGCACCAGGCTGTGACTCCAAGAACTCAAACGCTTTCTGACCATTAGAGGTCAAGTCCTGAATCGTCTTGACTTCGACTTCTTCTTTACCCTGATACGTTCTAGGGAACACATCGTTGTAGTATTGAACCAGTGCGTCCATAGAGAACTGTTTACCAGCAAGGAACTGAGCAACATCTTTGTATTGTTCAAACTTCTCGTGTGCAATACCCATAGTCTCTTTTACTTTACGAGGGTCAAATGCCTTACGGTGATTAAGTTTCATTCCGTTAACCGCAGAACCTTTGATTGCCATCGCAAGGGTGTTCATACAAGTAACACGGATTGGGGTGAATCTAACATCGATTGACTTACCATACTCGTGTGGGTTGGAGAACAACAGGTAGGAATCTACTTGGTCACCCTTCAACACATCGAATGACTCGTTAATCTTGGCGAGTGCCCAGACCATCTTACCACCCTTCAGTGAACCCGCAGTATGCATATCCATACCACCTTCCAAACAGAAGTCGTTGAAGAACTCAAACGCAGTTTCGTTCTGGACAGGATGCCAGTTCTTACCAACCTGAGTTAGAATCTTGTTGTCCGAAGACCTGACAAGTGCTTCCTGACCCGTGGGGATTTGTTCATCACCCATGATTGCAAAGGTCGGGACTTTCTCGACAGACCAGTCAAGTCCTGCCTTAGTCATAATTTGTTGTGGGGATAGGTCGTTCGGTACTTGCGTACCAATCTCACCCCAAGGTGAAGACCCCGCATAGGCCATTGTTTCAATCTGTAAAACGTCATTCATGCTCATAATATATTCTCTCTTTTATTTGTTTATGTACTTATTATAACAATAAGTGCGGACTTTGTCAAGCCCTAATTTCAACCTTCCACCCTATCGTGAACTGCAACCGCACCGTAGAACGAACCACCGAGTAGTTGGTCACAAAGTCTTGAGAACCTTGAGTCAGAACAACCCGCATAGTTACCACCAAACATTGTCCACTTTCCTTTCTTGGAAACTGGAATCAGTCTGAGGATTTTTCTACCACCGATTGGTTCTGCCATCACTAACTCTGCGGCAGGATAATCCTCACACGGTTCAAATGGCCCTTCTGCGTTTACCACACAAAAACCTTTTGCATAACTTGACTCGCCACCAGCGGTGCAGTCATTGTTACCGAAAATAGAATCTTCGTCTCTTGCTTGCTTATAAATGTTTACGTGAATACCCATAATAAATCTCCTAGTGAAATACTTTCTGAACACCGTTAACAACGATGTAGTTCAATTCGATTTGGTCAACTATCTCGATACCAGTTCTGTCGAACACCATATCAGTCATCATAAACCATGACTCGCCGATAGTATTAGTATCGTCAAGCGCCAATTGCATCTCTTTGTAGTTCATCGGTATCTCAACACTTTCGTTCGTTGCGAGATGCGTACCTATTAATCCATTAATCATCATTATTCAAACCCTCCTAAGGCAGTTATTTCTTTTATTAGTGCGTTGTACTTTTTATTGTACTCCGCTTCAGTGAAAATCTCTGATGCCTCTATCAGCATCGCAAGGTCGTTCATTAGGATTGAAACTTCATAATTCATAATTTACTCTCTCAACTCGATTAACTAAGTACTTATTATAACAACAACAGCAACGTTTGTCAAGCGTTATTTTGAAAATAAGTAAAAAAAGATTTTGTCAACTTCTTGGGCGGGCAGAGATGCGTCAACAACGATGCGTACCCAACCGTCTTTGCAGACCCAGTCATCCTTGTTACCAAACTTATCCAACTCAGGGTTGTAGTAGTATTCCGAGACATCTGTCTTGGATTGTGTAAAGGAATGTGTAATGTTCCACACACCTCCAATATGGGTAGGGATTACTTCTATACCATTTTCGTTAATCATACAATAAACTCCACGTTCTTTTTAAGAAACCATTTCTCCACAACAGGGAGACCAAATTCATCTTCATCAACACAGACATAAGCAACGGTCTTCTTGACCAGACCATAACGATAGGGAGAACCAATCTGGTCACCTACCCATATCTTGTGGGGAAAGTCCTCACACCAATGGAATGGGTCATCATTCTCAGAGTAGTGAAAGTAGTTACCACACTCCTTCTCTACGAACTCACCTAACACGGGTTCAACACTCATTGGTGCAAGAGCCATTATACAACCTCCTCCAAATAATCAACCCACGCAACACCACGTTCCAAGTGTTCCATTCGATACTTCAATGCTTTTGGAACAGTCTCAAACACTTTGTTGACAATAATAAAATCAGTTTTCAAACAACGCAATACATAACCCATAATTCTCTCTCTCAACTCGACTTTACATATACATTATAGTCGATTAGGCAGGTTTCGTCAACACTTATTTTGATAATAAGTAGATTAATATGGAATAAAAAGGGGAGTTTTTAGAACTTTTTCTTATAAAAGAAGAAAGTGAGAACCTTACGGTCTATACCACCGAAGTGGGGATTGTGGTGAAAGGAAGTTATCTGTCCATTGTAAAGATATCAATCATTTCCTCCTTACCCTTCACTTTAATCTGACCTATTGGTCTCGAATTAATAGTGGTGAGTTTTTCCATTGTGAAACTAGAGTAGATGGTCTTGTATTCAAGGTAGTCTCCTCGAGCTGCGGTTGCTTCGAGTCTTGCTGCAAGGTTGACTGCGTCTCCGATGACTGAATAATCAAACCGTGACTCACTACCCATATTACCAACAATGCAAGTACCTGTATTGATACCAGTTCCAACATTGATGGGGGGTAGACCCTGTTCACTATATTGTCTTCGGAGTTCATTCGTTTTCTCTTCAATTTCTATTGCAGACCTAACTGCCATCTCTGCGTGATTTTTACAGGGTAAAGGTGCATTCCAAAATGCCATAATACAATCGCCCATATACTTGTCGATTGTACCACCGTTATTTAGGATAATTTTCGTCATCTCATTAAGATAGTTATTAATAAGTGTGACCAATCCTTCCGCATCGTCCTTGTTTTTGTAATGTTCTGATATGGGGGTGAATCCACATATGTCCATGAACAGAAACGTCATCTCTTTCTTCTCACCACCTAACTTCATGAGACTTGGGTCTTTTGCCAACATGTCTACCATGTCGGGTGATAGGTAAGTTCCGAACTGACCCTTAATCATCTGTTTAGCTTTAAACTGTGTGTAGAACTGTACAAAGGAACCATGTGCAAATATTATTACTAACGTTAATATAGGGAATACAGGGTCAACCATATAATAGTAGGTTGAGAAGGTATCGTTGGCAAAGTAATATAATCCACCTAGTATGACACCAAACGTCATACCAGATACACTTATTGGTGCATAGGTTATAAAAGCTAATAGTATAACAGAAAGTATGATACTTGTCAAGACCTCATAGAAAATAAATTCGTCCTGTCGCTTTAAAACGACACCATCAATCATAGTCTTGATTATGTTCGCTTGAATGTCATGAGGATACATTGACCCCACGGGTGTCGCAACTATACTAGAACCCTCAAAGTTCGCTCCAATCACGATTATACTGCCTTTTGGTATAGTGTCTAGTTCCGTGAACGAGTATCTCTTAAATTCATTCCAGTATGCGATAGTGATATTACCACTAGTATCAGTTATGATATTTTTAAACTGTGGTACACGAACAAACTTGATTCCGTATTCATCCGTGGATATCTGATAAGATGAGTCTCCTGCGGCAACCCTGAGAACATCTAATCCAAATGCGGGATAGAGTCTTCCATCAAAGTTTTCCAATAGAGGTTGTCTTCTTGTGATACCATCAACATCCTGTGTAGATGATATCGTTCCGTAACCAAATACATTCTCATGTATGATTGGTTGTGCAAATAACATGCCTGGCAGTTCGGGTCTGAAGTCTTCGGCATCTCGGTCACCAAAGGTTGCAGTTCCGATACGGGGTGGTCGGTAGTCTGTGTTGGTTCTATTGGATGGTGCAATAGCAACCACCGATTGTTTCCAAGATAGAATGTCTGCAAAGTATTCATCGCCTCCCATTCTGTCTTCTTCTGAGAACAAGATATTGAATGCAATAATACTACCATCAATCTTATCAATCTCATCTGCCATGACCTTACGGGGAATTGGATATTGACCAAACTTATCTAAAGTCTTTTCGTCAATATCTACCAGTACAATCTGTTCTGAGATAGATGTTTCTTGGTTTCTTTGAAGGGAATCAAAGAATGAGAGTCTTGCACTCTCTAATAGGAAGGGGTCAAGAAATCGTAATCCTACCATCAACCCCAGTGTGATAAGAACGTGCCATGTCTTCATTGTACTATATTTATCTGAGTATCTTGGCCGTTTAATTTAATGGGGTCTAGTGATTTTCCGTCTTGTTCTATTGTTATTAAAGTTGATGATGTCTTATCTACCGAAACCTCTGCAATGTCACTGACGTTTCTAGAAAAAGTAACCTTGTCACCATCTACAATGGTTGCAACCTGAGTAACCGTATCAAATCCTTCTTCGGTGCCACTGAGAGATAATTCACCTGTAGACTCTTGTTCTTTCAACACATCTTCACCCAATGAATCGAAACTATCCAATAAGTCTTCGAGTAGGTCAACATCTAAGTAGTTGATATCTAGTTCATTGAATTCTAGATAGTCCCTCTCTAGTTCTTCTTCGGTTAACAAGTCTTGGTCTAAAAAGTCTACGTCAAGAGGGTTGATATTCTTGGTCGCACTGACATTTGCCATGAACTCTTCTTGAGTCTCTTTCTTTTTAGGTGGGTTGATAATCATAATGTTGTTCAACATATCCAGAGTCAAATCTAGGATTGCTGGTTCACTTGGGGCCACTTCGGCAACGGTTGTTGTGGTAGATTGAAATGGTTTGTTGAGTACTACTTCACCTGTCATTGTTGAAACGATAATCTCGCCCGAGGAGATACCGTTTACGTCAGGCAAAAGTACAACCAAAGTTTTCCCAAACTCATCTACCGTAACCGTGAAATCTGTTCCACGGATACCGATAGATGCGGTCGGGGTCTTGAGTCTGATATTCTCTTTATCAACCTTACCCAGTTGACCAGATATAAATCTAGCCGTACCTTGAGCAAAGGTCATTGCCAAATCAGACTTACTTGGGTCTTCATCAAATACTACGTTGTCTATAACTATGCGAGTATGTTCTGTCATACGAAGTTTACTATCGTCAACAAAAGACACTTGCATCCGTCCCTCACCTGTGCGAAGGTCGTCCTTGGGTGCTATATCCGAACCAGCCCTTGGTTCAATCTTGTTCAAATCACGAACAATCTGTCTCCAACCAACCGCTTTATCTACTGCGCCTACGTCAGCACTAGTTACCGCAGTTGGAGTTAAGACCAGAATCAGACTGACTAATACAAATAGTATTCGCTGTCGCACTTGTTCCGTCACCATCATAATCTATCTCCAACGAATCAGACTGTAAAGTTGATTCTTGATTTACTTCTATATTCCAATAGCTACCAATGCCTCTCAACACAAAGTTGTGTCCATCATAACCACTAGCATTGTAAAGTAAGTTACTGTTATCACCTACAACATCCATATTGAATGTCAAACCTGACGCATCAATATTAATGTCTCCAGTGTTAAAATCACCATCCAAGACAAAGTCAAAGTCTAAGTCGTTGGCAGTATCAATCGAACCAATATCAAAGTCTAAAGCGTTATTACCACCAGTGATATTAATGAAGTAATCGCCATTGGTAGCTCCATACACATTTCCTTTATCAATATCAAATAACAGGTCATTACTCGAACCATTGATATCAAGGTCAACGATAGTTCCAGAACCAATAATATCACCTATCAGTGTATTACCCGAACCAGTCATGTTGACATTGAAATCCATGTTGCTACCCGAAAGTAACATCTTAGTGGTGTCTGAAGCAGAACCACCAATCACGTTCCCCGAACCATCCTGTACGATGTCAATCGAAGACCCATCTCCTACTTGGTCAATATATATTTCATTGTCTGCATACGCAAAACCGATTACGAACATCATAGCAAAACTTAAATGCCTAACGTTCATTTATTTTCTCCGTTAAATGTCCAGTACCCCATGTCGTTTCCACGATTAATGAGCGCAAGGACTCCCGTTTCTATAGCACGTTGGGTCGCTATGGAAACACTTTCATTTTGAGTCACCCCTGATTCAATCTCAACCAGTTGGGTGCCCTGCTCTATAAATTTAAATACATCCCCACCAAAAGCCGTGGATAGTATGGTCTTACTTGTTATTACATCAAGCAAGACTTCGCCTGTTGCAACTGACACTAACCGTATATTTACGGTCACAGTATCAATACTAAATTCACGGGACGCTCCAATACCGAGGTATCTAGCACCAGCGCCACCTGTGTCAATCGAAGTATCGTATCCTACTATACCTCCTGCAATTATCATCCCAGCGAACGTTAATGCTGGTAATTTCTGAGATTCATCTCCCTCGTAACTTTGACGAGTTTGACGTATCAGTTGTCTTTCTCTAGTGACATGGTCAATAATTTGACGGTCTACAACACGAAAGAAATTTCCGTTCGCTGCACGTTTCAATGCACGTATTAGGTACACCGAAGGTGCTTGTGTTACCGCAGAACTAAACGAAGTTCCACCACCACTATTTTGTCTTTTCTGTCCCGTCTGGTCAGTAAACTGATACACAGCTACTGTCGGTTTCCTCTTCGGACTAGAAACATTCTTCAGTTCTTGTTGGAGTAATGTTTCCTGTATTCTTGGTTCATCTCTCTGTGGTATCTCAAAGTTTCCACTACCGAGAGAAGTACAACTAGATACCAAAGTCCCCAAGAGGAATAACGATAACAGTCGTATTACCATTCTCATCTGTAATTGTTAACTCCACACTATCGCCATTTCTGACGTATGATATTCCTGTACCTTCAATGTTAAATGAACCCGTATCACTAGGATTCTCGCCGAACATACTGTCTACAATCTGTCGTGATAGGGTAGAATAAATTCTACTTTCCACATTTCTAATAAATTTTGCAAGGGTGGTATTCTCAGCATCCCTTTCCAATTGTTCCTGTAATTCCTTTATCTCTTGTTTTATGGCTTGTTTACGAGATGCTTCTTGGTTCTCAATTGTTAAATAATGAGAACTAGTGTTCACTCCACTGAATGACGGCGATTTAAACTTATGTTCAATCGGTGCAGCCGAAACTTCGGCAAACACAAAAAACATAAGTCCAAAACAAACCAATAATATAATCGATTCTATTTTTTCAATCACGGTAAACTTAGTTATTTTCTTCATCTTGTTTTCTCTTTAATTCGATTGCAGTATCTAGTTTCTGTTGCAATCGGATGATATCATTATCTAACATTCTTATTCTGTCAATCAAACCAATTAAGGTCTTTTGTGTATCATCTAAGTTCTTCTCGACTTCTTCGGTGATTGTTTTCCACACGAAGTAAATCATATACAGCATACCCACCGCTGATACTATCGGAAACCCGAAAGACTTTATACTGTCTATAAATTCTATCATTAGTCTCGTCTCGCATCTTCTTTACCATTAGCTCTACTGATGCGGGTTAGGTCTGGTCTTATTCCCAGAACAACACACATAGTTGTGTCCATACGAACCATATCATGATTCATAGTTTTTACACGGTTATCAAGGCTTCCCACTATTCCACGAATAGATTTCACCTGACCAATAACACCGTCCATTATATACTTGAGAGTCAGAAACATAAAGAAACCGCCAATCAGTGCAGCGGCTATAGGAAACCCCAATTCATTGATTAGAGTAAATGCATTTTCCATGTAGGTATTTATAAGAAACGACTTCCATATATATAATTATATGGATACTTTATACAGAAAATTAATAACATTCACATTAATGATTGTGTTTTTCTGGTCATGGCCAATACGTTTGTTCACTAAGAAGAACAACTGTTATTTCTGGACACTAGAAAATATTATTGTGAATGGTGGGAAGGCGCAGTGGTATCCATCAAGAAGATGGATTGGATATCATGTTGTTTGGATTAACAGGGAAGGTAAGAAGTTTGAGTACACCCTTCCACGCATGAAGAGGGACACTCCTTGGTATAAAATGTTATTCTATGATGGAAAGGTTAGACCCTTTAGAGAATTTAATAAAGACCAATAAGAAAAATCCCCGACTTTGCGGGGATTCTTTTTGCGGTTGTACTTCGTTTTATCGAGTACTACCTTTTGTTTAAAAGGACTATTGTTGTCAAACAACAGATTCCCGTGACGGGATTTTATTCTTTTTGTCTTTTTCATGACACATCCACACCCTTGTTACTTTGTTAAGTCTACCTGACTTCTATATTTATAAGAGTTTTGATTTATCTGTAACGGAACTTCATTCTTTCATCAAGTTCTGCTTGTTTCATTTTTTGCTTTTTAACCCTCCTGATAGCAGCGAGTTTAGCTTTTCTTCCTTTCTCTCTTCTTGTCTCAAAGAACTCCTTCTTCTTGATATCAAAGAGAATGTCTGATTTCTTAACCTTTCTCTTGAATACTTTCAAGGCGGTCTCGACATCATCATATCTTACGGTGACTTGCCTAGCACCGTCTTTAGGCCACACTTTTGGTTTAGGACGTTGTGGTCTCCTATCAAAGTTACTCTTTCTCATATTTCCTTAGTTAGAGTTAATATTACCAATCAGAAATAGTTTTGCATATCTGACTGAATTTCTTCCCAGCAACTTACCGCAACATCAATTGCGTAAGGTTGTTGCCATACCTCAAAAGTCTGTTTGACTTCAGAGATAACCTTTTCCTTTGTATCATTATAATTGTTTTCTGCAATTTCCTGACACTCAAAAACAAATTGTCCCATCTTACTCATTACGCCACCTCACTATATGCGGGTTCAATACCCGATTCAATTATTGACTCCACAATCTCTTGTGCTTTGTAGTTGTGGCCACCAATGTTCCACTGACACTCTTCGGTAGGGATTCTACCGTACTTCCATGCATAGATGGAAACCTGTTCATAAGACCAATCGTCTTCATCTCCGACTTTGACATTCAGAACCCACTCACAAGACACCTTCTCATATGGGTCTGCGTCTGTGTAAGATGGTGTACCAAAAAGGTTGTTAAGGGTGTCATAGGTGGTGGTAATCTCACCTTGTCTGCATGACCCATTCCTATTGAATGACTCGTAGATATCGTATTTAATTACATTCATAATATTTCCTTTTCTGACTTTATGTACTTATTATAACAACAAGAGCAACTTTTGGCAAGGGTTTTTTGAAAATAATTTACGTGTTATCTCCGTCACGATATTTGATGTCTGATTTATCAAATATCTTTCTTTGGGTTTTGTGCATCCAGCCACCCTGTTCCCAAGGCAATGGAAGGTAACGACCTTCCCGTTTTTCTTCTTCCATGTGTATTGACATGTACATAAAGAAGAATCCTATCAACAATACAATCGTACCGACAAAATACTCCATCATAGATTACCTCTCGTAATGGTCGTGTACATGCAACTGAATGATTGCATAGTGTAAGACCTTCATCAAGTCTGCACGATTATAACCATTCTTGTTGCCATATCGTTGTGCATACTTCATGATGTTTCCGATACAGAACCCATCACCATGACCGCCATCGATAATAAACTCAGTTGCCTGAAACTTATTCTTCGAGTAGTGTTCTCCATATGTGCCATCGATATATTCAGACAATTCTCTAATTGCCTTGTCTTCGTTATATTTGTAATCAATCATTAGTTCCACCTATAAAATATATGTTCACCGATACTACCCACCATACTCATACCACGGTCATTAACCCAATCAGGTTTGACATAGGTTGCATGATAGTGTGTTGCACCTTCTGTTATACCACGAAATTCCCCATAAGTCAAGAAGTTTTGTGCTAATCTTTTCGACTTTAACCAACTGTCTCCATCATTGGGTTGGTCAGACTTTCCATCACAATACCAACTGAACTGACACATATGTCTCAGTGGTACTTCACGTCCTTGTTCAAGATGCCATTTACTCAGTTTCGCTTGATGTACAACACCACATATCGTATTCGGATATCTACTATCATACATGCGATTTACTGTCACATCAGCAACCGCAACTCGTCCTGCAAAGGATTCGTTCCGTGCTTCATGATAGATGTTGAGTGCAAGACATTGAACGGCTTTATCTGAATAGATAAACGGGATTTCAACGTTATTTTCTGTTGCGCCTGATACTGAACCCAATATACTGAGCACAGCGATTCCTATCACTAGTCTTTTCATAATCATACATACAGTATATCATCACAATACTAAAAAGTCAAGCAGTTTCTAACTCTTCTACAAAATCATTTATCGCATCAAGGGCTGCATCTTCGTATACGTCACCACCTATGTGGTAAGGAAACTTAAACGCAAGGGTGAATCGTGGACAGTTTGTCCATGCAGTATGCCAACAATGATGTTGGGGTTCATCTTTACGACCAAACCTGTACCATCTTGCCTGCCATCCTTTAACATCTGGTTCGGTGATAATCGTATCAGACTTTCTATCATAATAAGAAAAATACCCATCACCATCTTCACTCCACGTGAGAATGATTTGATACCCATGGGCATTCCAATTGGTATGCCATCCCACAAATCCATTGGGTGGATAGTAGGATGTGAGAGAGTTTGACCTTGCACCAAACTGCATTGGGAGTTCGGTCTTAGTCCATTTCATTAATGGTTCAAACACATCGGGCCTGTGTTTGACCCCATGTGATACTTGAAACCCATAACCCTTTTCAGGAAACCCTTTGTGGTCATCTCCCTTCGCAATCATCTCATGCAGATAATCCTCTTGGCAGAATCTCTCCCACTCCTGTACTGGAATGTCACGTTGTAAACTATCCGATAACTCTTCACACAGTTCTCTATGTTCAAGAAACATATCAACAGTCTTATCAAGCATCTCTAGTAGATGTTTGTTTCGGATTACAATCTCAGTCATTGGTCATATCTGCAATTTCTGGAAAGTGTCCCTTCACAACGTCCCAACACTGTTCTGCAACAATCATGTGTTCCTTCTGAGTGCCATTCGCACGTCTAAGGTCGCAGTAGTGAATCCAACTACGTAGACTACCAGCCATATAAAGAGTAGTTTCGGTCAAACCTTCGGGTAACAATGCACGTGCCTGTTCTTTTGCGATACCCATATCAAGTGCGGCAGCATACTCTTTCTTCACGAAGTTACGTACCCTCGCTTGAGTATGACGCCACTCATGTTTGATATGTGTGTCATCCGTTACAATAGAGTTCTGTCGGTTCTTCTCATCCTGTAGACGTGCTTCACGAACAACATCAATGTTCTCACTCACAGCGTACCGTTGAGAGAACTCTTGGAATGAGAACGAGCGATGACGTAGAATCTGTCGTGCAATATCACGAGTAGTCTTAATCTCCATAGTCATATGCACCATCTCAAAGGGAGACCAATGGTTCTCTTTAATCAGATACTTCAACAACTTAGGAGCCGTCTTTGTATTATTCTGATTACTGGGATTACTCACCCTAGCAGTATATGCCACCAACTCAGTTGCGGTTCGGCAATCTGTCACTGCGGACGGTTTACTTAATGCAATTAGATTTACTTCACTCATTTATCATTTTTCCATTCAACATTTATGTTATCGATTATTTCTTTAATTTCAGGGTCACTGATATTTATATCCTTTTCTTGACGCACCCATCGTAGTATTGCGGTTGCAACTACAGGAGTTCCTTGTTTAATACCTTCATTGAAACCCTCGTCCTCGCCATGCACAAACCCATGAATCTTACCGACCCAGTAGGATATGAACATAAGTACCACGGTTGATATTGGCCATACATAATCCATTATTCCATCCTAAAGTTTTTAAACTTGTTGTTTTCTTGAGACATCCTCTTACCAGAAGAACTGTTATCAAATATAGGTTTATCATCCCATCCTTTGTCGGGGTCATGACTAGGAATCATTTCCTCATCATCATCATCGGAGAGACGCATCTTACTGCGGTCAATCTTTATAGTAAACCTGTTATGTCGAGTCGGGTCGTTATACCTGTTCTTCAACTGTTTGACCATTATCTTACCAAGATTGTTCAGTTCATCATTTGAGATGAGTGCGAACATTAGGTCAGCAGTTGCGGGTAGTCCAAATGATTCGGACGTATCTTCTAGACCAACATCGTCATTAGAATAACCGCTACGTGTAGTCTGGGTTGCAGACATGATAGGAACATTGAACTCAACTGCGAGTCCACGTAACTCTTCTGCAATAGACTTGATATAAGAATAAGAGTTGATAGCACCACCCATACCTTTCATACGTGCAGAGGAACAGATGTTCAGATAATCAACAAAGATAATCTCAGGAACAAAGTTCTTCTTCAACTTCATCTCATTCAACAACGCACGGAAGTGTGACGTGTTTGCTTGACCAGTCGGATACTCCTTGATAATAAGTTTACCTTGAGTCTTCGCTTGAATCTGTTGCACCTTGTCGGTGAACATAGTCTTAGATAAATTCTCCAATTGGTCAATAGGCACGTTCAATAGGTTTGCGTCAATCCGTTCTGCGATACGTTCCTCTGCCATCTCCATGGTAATATAGAGTACATTGTGACCCTGTGATAAACCAGATGCAGCCATGTGACACATAAACAATGATTTACCAACACCAGTACCCGCAAGTGCGATGTTTAGTGTTTTGTTTGGTAGACCACCCTTGGTAATCTGATTGAAGTAGTCAAGGTCAAACGGAATACGTTCTTCCTGTTCATGATAGAATTCATAACGTCTATCGACATCAGCAAGATAATCGTGACCAATATTGGTATCAAAGGTAACGCCCAAGGCCTTACTCAATATCTCAGGTATTCCATTCTTTTGAAGTGTCGCATGTTTGCCATCGATGATGTTGATTGACTCCATGACAGCGTTATAAACTGCACGGTCTTGACACCACTTCTCAGTGCGTTCAATCAACCATTCGAGGTTTTCTGGTTCTGCGGTAAAGATGTTGGGTAGTAGGTCTAACGCAATGCGATAGTTATCATCACCCATCGAATTGTTTTCGTCTATCTCAATCTTGAATGATTCAAGACTAGGTAGTTTGTTGTATTTGGCTACGAACTTTGTGACTTCTTTAAAGAGTCCTTTGTAGACTCCATCGAAGTAGTCAGGTGAAATAAACGGAAGAACCTTCCGCATATATTCATCATTGGTCAATAAGTTCCGCAGTACTGTCTGTTCTAGATTGATATTCATTATATAGTTCGTCTAACTCCTCAGTCATTTCTTCGGTTGCTAATATTTCACCCGTTTTCTGGTCATGGGCAACCATCGTTCCTTCATTGATAGAAGTATCAATTACTGAACCTAGTATTCTACCAACATATGCTTGAAAAGGCAAGTCTTCTGGTGATAAATCTGGGTCAGGTGATTCAACTACACTGAAGTTGAAAGAGAGATGACCGTCTTGGTCTTCTTCTCCAAGAAATTCAATAGTACCAAAAGAGATAACCGTTTCAGGATACTCTTCTAGTATTCGAATATTCCAACCGTGTTCATCATCGGCTGGAATAATCTCATAGTGAATCTTCTCACTTAACTTTGACTCAATCTCATTCATCTACAATATCATCCATTGATACTAATGATTTTTTGGTAATTGAATATTGGGACTGTAGGAAGTCTGCAAAGTCTGTACCAGACCAAATAGGTGCCCAGAACTCATCTTTGAGAGTATCCTTCTCCCTTACTTTGGGGTCAACCAATTCTCCAGTCGAGCGGTCAACTCTACAATACCACCCATTACTAGGCTTACTGACATAACCACCAGCAAGAGCAGCGTCCAACAAACCAGAGTTACGCTCAACGCCACCCTCCCAAGAAACACTAATAGGAATCTTAGACTTCTCCTTAACATATCTTGACTTTTCAACATTAATGACGAAATCATATCCTGTAACCTCAGTTCCCGTCTTATTCTGTCTACGACCAAGAATCCAGATGTTGTCTGCACTGTAATAAATCCCTGTGCCTCCACCAACGATATCCTTCGGGAATAGACCAATTTCTTTATAAGTGTGGTTGACGGCAAGCATCGGAATGTTCTTCATAGTTAGGTACGGTGTACTCATTCTGAACAAACCTTTAAGCGCTTTAGCACGGGACATATCTGCCACCGACTTCTCGTTAATCGCATCTTCTAGTTCTTTCTTGGATGCGAGATTGCCAATTGAATCGATAACAATAATTACGTCATCGTTTCGGTCAATGTTCTCAAGTTGTCCAATTAAGTCAAACTTGAGTTCCTCGACATTGGCGATGGGTGTATGTAACACCCGTGAGGTATCAATCCCAAACTGTTCAAAGTAAGATTGGGGACTACCAAACTCACTATCATAGAACAGCATGACTGCATCCTTCTTTGCATCTAAGTACGCACCCGCCATAAGCAGTGCGAAAGATGTCTTGAAGTGCTTACTGGGGCCTGCTAACACAGTTAGGCCAGGCGTGACACCACCGTCAATACTTCCTGCCAATGCAACGTTCACCATAGGAACACTGGTTGGCACCATATCTTTTTCTGTGAAGAACTTACTCTCCGACAGTACTTCCGTTGTTTTTATCTTGCTGTTTTTCTTCAGCTTGTCCATCATACTTGACATTATTTGACTCCTCACGTTCGTCTAGTTCATATTTATTTCTGTAATTGTTGTTTATAGTAACACACTTTTCAATTAAAGTCAAGTCAGTATCAAACAAAGTGAATGCTTTTGTATCCTTGGGAAAACAGGCACCACCATAACCACGTTTACCATCATAACCAGGCACACGTGTATGACCGATACCAATTCTCTCATCCTTACCAATCGCATTAGCAACCGTGGGGAAGTTACAACCAAACTTCTGAATCGCATCATAGAGTTGGTTGAAGAACGTTACCTTAGTTGCAAGGAATGAGTTCACACCATACTTCACAAACGCAGCCTCAGGGCCAGACGTAAAGAGATACTCGGATGCGGTACATAAACTATACACATCATATAACTGTGCAAGACCTTGACATGCGTCAGGGTGGCCACCGATTACGTGATACTTAGCATTAACAAACTGTTCCTTCGCATTTGACTCAGTCAAGAACTCAGGGTTGATAGTTAGTCGTTTGATGTCATCCTCAAATACGGACGAATATAAACGGTCAACAATGTCTGGAGTAATTGTTGATTTGACAACAACACCACCTTCGGTATGTTCCAATAGTTTCAGAGCGGCATCTTCTACAATTGATGCATCAACAAATCCACTTTCTGCCATTGGTGTTGGGGCACAAATAAATGATACATGAGGTTGCCAATCAACTAGGTCATCAATAGTTGTCCCATATTTCGGGTCAACATAAAACTTCTCAATTTCTGGATGGGTAAATGCGTAGTCCACCGCACCACCAACAAATCCATGTCCAACAATACCAATCTTTAATTTAAGGGCAACTTCCTGTGGAATTCCATTGGGGTCAACATTTCTCGAACCCTTTGGATATTCATATCCATCACCACCATCTACCCATTCTGCTTCACTCATTAATTTACTCCGTAATATTCTTTGTACCATCGAACGAATGCGTCAACACCCACCTCAATGTTTACTTTGGGTTTATATCCAAGTTCTCTTATTTTTGCTGTGTTACTAAATGTTTCTAGTGTATCAGCGGGATGTCGAGGAGCGAGAACCACGTCTGCCTCTCTTCCTAGTTCTTTACTTATGCACTTAATAAAATGCATCAATTCAACTTGTCTACCTCTACCGATATTATAAATTTCGTTCGGATTAGTATTAGTAAACATTGCAATCTTAATACCCTCAATGATATCACCGATATAGGTAAAGTCACGCTTCATCTTACCATAGTTAAATGCCTCGATAGGGTTACCCGCAACAATATTCTTAGTAAAATCAAACAGTGCCATGTCAGGTCTACCCCAAGGCCCATATACGGTAAAGAAACGTAGACCTACATTGTTTAGACCAGATATTTTAAACTGACATTCATTGACATACTTTGAGTATGCATATGCATTCAACTGGTGTCCTGTGACTTCGTCTTCTACCCAACCTGTTGCTGGAATTGGTGTACCACCATATACAGAACTGGTTGATGCATATACAACCTTAGCGACATCATACATCTTACATACTTCAATAAGATTCTGAGTAGCATCAATATTATCTTTGTGATAAATTACTTCCTTACCAAAAGAGTCACGCACATTTGCACGTGCAGCTAAATGCATAACGATGTCAGGTCGCAGTTTATTGAATGCTTCGTCAAGAGCATCAAAGTCTTTTAGGTCGCAGTTAAAAACTTGGTGACCAAAATACTGTACTCTATCATGTTTCAATAAAGGGTCATAGAAATCATTAAAGTTGTCCAATCCAACAACATCAAACCCATCATCCAATAGTGTATCTGCAAGGTGACTACCGATAAAACCAGCCGCACCTGTAATTAAAATTCTCATACTTTCACCACACCGTGATTCTTTTTGATAGCGTACTTACTATCTGTAGGTACACATCTTGTCTCTAATACTTCTTTTATATAGTCCTTAAACATCTCTGCTCCCTTCAACCCATGAGAGGGCGGATACAAATTGTCTTCATTTTCCATAAAGAAGATACACATCATTGCAACATCACGAAATGCAACTGCTTGACCTTGATACAAAAGTATCTTATCTTTCTCGGACTTACGTCCCTGTACTACTTCCCATTTCTTAACCATTACGATATATGTACTCCAATGCTCTGTCTGCCTCTTTATTAAGTGGTCGGTTTTCATACCAGTTACCAGTTTCCAAGTCCAACTCAGAACACATCTGTGCAATCTGAGATGAGGAAATGGGATAACCTTTTGAGATTGCGTTACCAGCCACCGCAATCATAATCTGATACATTTTATGATACCACCCAGTGTTAGTAATCGCACGATATTCGTTCTCCAACTTTCTTGGGAAGAACGGACAGTCACGATACGATGTCCAAGTAATATCAGTATTGTCTAGTGAATTCTTACGATGTTCCATCACCGCTTTCTGTAACTCAGGTGGTAACCTATCCATAAAGGTTCTGCCCTGCGGTTCAACAAACGAATACTTGTCCATCAACATATCAGGGTCAAGATGTACACCCTCGTTGGTAAATATGAAACTATATGCGTCAGGATATTGTGCGGGGACATAATACATCCGTGACAAATCTTTTGTCTGTTTATCTCCCAATCCATCAAATTGTTTGTTCATAGAGAACCAGAAGTGTGGTAAGTCTTTTCTATCCACCTTTCGGGTCAATGGGAACACTAATCTAAACTTAGGTTGTTCAGTCTTAGATGATGCGGTATTGTAACACACATAGTAGAATCGACCATACCTTTCCTGTAGTTGTTGTTTTAAGCACTCAACAGGACTGCGAGTGGTATCACTATGTACAACATAATCATCAACGTCAAGACAAGCCCAACCACCCCACGAAGAAACATTTTTATTAGACCTAGTAGTAACATCGTAGTAACTAGCAGGACTGATAAGAGGACTACTATCTCTACCACCTTTTCTACCCTCCCTATTGGATAAATCATATAATAACTTTTCAAACTCAGTCCACGACTCGAAGACCATACGCCGATGGGTCTGGTTGTCAAACGTGTTCTTGAATATTGTAAGAGAATATTTCATTGTGTATATAATAACATAACGTCCTTTAAAAGTCAAGCACTATCCGAAGAAATCCTCTAACGATGCTTGAGGTTCAGCTGACCAACCAACCGCAGTCAATATAGGTTCTAGGGGGTCAAGAAAGGTCTTGGAGAACATCTTGTCATAGTCCACATATCTATCCAACGCAAGTTCACGAGGCAAGTTAACAGGATATGAAATAATGTTTTCTTTGATAGGATTGGGTGTCTTGAGATAGACAAACTTCACCTTCTCACCATTTTTGATGGTTTCATAACGAGAGATGTCTTTGGTGTAGTGATTGTATAATAACGCACCACGCACATGAATGGGCGTACCCTTCTTGTAAATAACCTTACGGTCTGCCCACTTCTTAACATCACTCACTCCACGAGGGAACGAGATATCTTCGGCAGGTAGGGAAGAGAATTCATTACGGAATTTAGTAATGAACGATTGCGTCTCAGTCTCAGTACCCTTCACCAGTATGCGGAACATCTCCTTCATCTTATCACGCACAACCATGGGAGTGGATGACTTAATAGCTTCGATACCCATCATCTTGAGTTTTGGTTCTGCATACTGAACACCCTCAGAGTTGTGGACATTCAAGATGTATCGTTTCTTTGCAACCCAGATACCACGGTCAGCAATCACCTCACGACCCATCTCCATACGATTCACATATGCATTAGTATAGTCAGCAAGGTCTTGGTAGGTTTTCTTTAGAACGTCTTCGAAGTGTTCCGAAGAAATCTTATCAAGAAACTTCACGGGGTCTTTGGGGTTAAACTTCTTGACTAGTTCACCCATGTTAATATAAAGAGAGTCAGTGTCAATCGCAATAACGTAGTCAACATCGTCTGACGAGAGAAGTTTGTTCATCTCTCTGTTGACTGTTCGTTCTGCCCATTTGATTGACAACTGACCCGCAAGAGTAATAGACTCAGCAACCCGTTGGTCAAAGTATCTGAACCATCGATTACCCAATGCACCATAGAGACTGTTCATAAGAATCTTGATGGACATTTGTTGGTTGTCTAGGGTCGCAATCTTATTAGACAAGGCCTTGGTGGGAGTCTGTTCATATTCTTGTTGCGCTTCCAACATCGCCTTCTTAATTTGTCTACGTTCACTATAGTACTGTCGAATCACACTAGGAATGATACCTTCTCTATCTTTACTGAAACGAACACCGCTTGGTGCAAGAGCATAGTTAGGGTCAGTCTCAGTCACACCACGTAACATATGTTCTACCGAAGTATGCACCAGACCATCAACCACAGTTTCGGGCGACATATTGTATTGAACAATAATCATAGGATACAGGGAGTTCAGGTCGAACGAGGTAACCCATTCATGGGAACCGACTTGTGGTTCTTTCACATAACCACCAGCATAGTCACCTTTGGGTTTCTCAATCTTTGGGGGAACTACGGTTTGTTGATTATACAAAAGGCGATAGATGATACTATCCCAAATTGCGGTAGTACCCAGAACATCTTCATAGTTCACACCGCCACGATAAGCCATAGTCATAGCAAGAGTCAGGATACCCAACTTCTCTTCTAGTTTATCAACAAGTTCAACGTCTTTGATGTTGTAGTCAATAAACTTCTGATAGTCATTTTTATAGAGTGTGTGTAGGTTACCGTGTTCTTCATAAGATAGTTTGCGTTCACCCAGAACAACATTTGCGATATGGTCGAGTCGATAAGACTCTTGTTGACCTAGAGTGTTGTAGGTAAACTTCTTGAATAGGTCATAGTAATCTAGTTGTGCGATACCCATAATGTCATAGGTCTCGGTTTCGTTCATACCAAACTTGTTTGCACGAACTTTACGTGCATTGACCACACCCCACGGAGAGAATCGTTTGACCGACTCTTCACCGATAACTTTTCTTGTTCTGTTAACAAGGTAGGGAATATCAAACCCCTTCGTATTCCAACCAGTAACTACATCAGGCGAACCATGATTCTGCCAGTAACCGAGGAAGGACTCAATCAGTTGCAACTCTGTGTCACATTTATTATAGATTGTATTCTCGGAAGGATTATAATCACCCAGGCCCCAGACACGGAAGAAGTCTTCCTTACTGGATTTTGTGCAGATAGAGATGATAGGATAATCTGCCTTATCAGGTTCAGGAAATCCCTCATCCGAAGCAACCTCGATGTCGATAGTCGATACGACAATCTGGTCACGATTGAAGGTGATATCACGGGGGAATTGTTCGGTGATGTATTGGTTGATGAAGTTATTCATACCATATACTTTCATGGTAGGAACATGTTGATACTGCTTGATGAAGTCGGTGGCATCCCGCATAGAGTCAAACTCAATGGGGGCAACTGCCTTACCATCAAGGGTCTTCCAAGGGGACAGTGTACCCTTAGATGGTGTTTGTGATGACACATATAATGTTGGTTTAAACGGAACACGTTTCTTAACACGTTCTCCGTCTTGGTATCCCCGATAGAATATGGAGTTACCGAATCTTTCTACAGACGTATAGAATTTCATAGTTTACCTCATGATTTAATGTTCATTATACACCAGTGAACAGAGAAAGTCAATCAATAACTTTAAAATCTTTGTGTCTTTCCCATAAAAGTTCGTTTGCTTTTCGGTGGTCTTGAGTAATACCCCAAGACTTTGATATAACTTGAGTGGACGCCAGTTTAAATGGTGCATTCCTCACTGGAAAATTATATGTATTAAATAGTTCTTCGCTGGTTTGTCCGATATTGACATTTCCATTTGGGTCATGGGACAT